GGTCCGTACCGGCCTGACGGATCACGGGTGCGACCTGCCGCGTGCCGGCGTCGTCCTTGCGCGCGTATAGGTTGGTCTGGACGCCGAACACGGCGTAGTCGGTCGGGGCAGCCAGGTCGGCGTAGGTATAGGTGTCGATGTCTCCTGGCGTGGCGGACGATATGTAGGTGGTGTCACCGTCCGGGTAGGTGCCGGTCATCTCGTCTACAGCCGCGTAGTTCGCTCCCGTGTTCGGCGTCCAGACGGTGCTATTCCCGGCAGCAGAAGGGGCGAGCGTTTCAACCCGCACGTCCCCGATGAAATCGTTGTTCGGCGCCGACCCGGACGTGTCGAGGACGTAGACATCGTCATAGAAAGCGTTTTGGGCACCCCCGCTTGTCTGTCCCGCGAAGTAGATTTCGCCAATGTTGGCTGATCCGAAATTGCCGGTGAACGTCTCGATGTCGTCGACGCCGTTCGCTCGCACCTGGATCGTTCCGGCCGCTCCGGCGATCACGACCTTGAACTCGATGTAGTTCCAGGTGTCAGCAAAATATTGGAAGTCCCCTGTCTTTATCAGCGTGTTAGCCGCGTTACGCACTTCCAGCTTCCTGGTTGTACTGTTGATATTGAGCGCCACCACCTGCGTCCCCGATGACTTCAGGTAAAAGAGCACCTGGGAAGCATTGGCTCCCGGCTGATGGTTCAACGCGAACCCAACTATCAGTGTCGAATAACTCGAGGGAAGCAGCTTGTAGAATTGCGCCAGGTTCACGCCAGAGTTTAGGCGAAGACACTTTCCTGATATTCTTCCCCCAGTATCAAACACCGCAGCGCCGCCTCCGCCGAACGCGGACAGCCATCCCTTCAGACCATACAGCGCCGCACTCCCAGCATGGTCGAAACCCTCGATCAGCTGTAATGCCACCGTCTCACACCCTTTCCAGTTTCATGGCCACGGTCGCGCGGCGGATCGCCGAGCACGAGTCGACGTTGAAACGGAGCACGTCACCGGCCGCGATTGCGGTTGTCCATCCCATCAGCGTCATGTCCTGCGCCTTCGTCCCACCACTGATCGTCGGCGGTGCTGATGCCGTGATCTTGTCCGCCACAGTCGGAGGGAAGTTCGCATACGTGTCCTTCCAGATGTTGACGACGATGTCGCCGGTCTGATCCGCGAGTGTTGTCGCTGATTTGATCGTGCAGGCGAAGTCGATCACGACGTCGAGTTTGACACCCGTCGAGATGATGGCGCCGTTGCCGTTGATGATCACGTTGAGTGTGCCCGCCATCCCGAGGATCGGGTCGGAGCCGCCCGAAATATGCGTCTCTCCGTGCTGCGGAAGCTCCATGCCCATGCTCGTCATGTGATAATCCAATCCTCGCTAGGTGGAGTGTCGTAGTAAGCGGTGGGCGAAAGATCTAGAGACATTGTGACGTGAGGAAATGTCTTAGCGTGAGCAACAGCGCGGTAGTGGATGCCCTCTACGAAGAAGCCCTCATCCCAACCGCCACCACCAGGATGTGTCGTCTTGAGATTGACGACATCTCCGATCTCTATCCCACAGACAAGCGCCCACCAGGGAGCAGCGGATTCCCACATGGGATGCCTAGTGCTGAACACAAGCTGCTTGACGCGCGTACGTGGATTTGCGTAGTTGTCCACATAGTAGGTGCTGTAGAGCTTGGCTTCGTCCACAGCACTAAGACGACCACCTGACTCCTCACCCTTGTAAAGAAGTAGGCTGTCAAAGTTGATCGGATTCCATCCGTACTTCGCAATACTGACTACATCCTTCACGAGAGCACCTGGTACGTCAGCAGCGTCAACGCCCTGCGGAAGGGACAAAGCAGCGTTGTATAGATTAACCTTGCCTCTGTTCATCGTCATGTCTGCGATGAGAGCAACATTGTCTGGGTTTGCAAGATATGCAGCACGATCACCGGCGTACCACTGATTGATTCCATAAGTCGGGTTGAGAGGATTGAACCTTGCAAATCTACCTCGGAACCAGACCTCTCCATCTCTGTTCATGAAGATGTTCGCGACGCCAGGAAACTCTGCGTCTGCGGCGTCAAGTAGAACAGCCAGCAGTGAGCTGCGGCGGCGGTACACAGCCTCCTGCAGCGCTACATTCCCCGAGAAGATGCTGCGGAGAAGAGCAGGCCAAGAGGCGTCATCGAGAGCGAGGTTGATGCGATCGTCCGGGCCGATGTGGTCTGTAGTTCCGGCATAGAGCCCTCCCATGCCGTCGAAGTAAATCTGTGCAGAGGAAGCACTAGCAGAAGTATCTCCTATTTGGCTGTCTCCACCACCGAGCGGAGATACATCACCAGGCACCATCTCAATCCTAGTGAGAACATCAAACCCATCTGCGAAGTCCCAAGCGTGCGTAAAGAACTTGTTGCTGATATCAAGCTTAGGATCGAGCTCATTCGTGAATCCTCTGAATAATGTATGTAGAGCATCTGTGACAGGATTCCTAAGTACAATGCGCGACGGCTTCATCGGGTTTAACTTTCCAAACAGAGGTGAAGTTGTATTGGTCGGATCGTACAGACCAACCTTGTCGATAATAATCGTACGCGCAACTCCTGTTTGCATCTTGTCGAACTCTGTAGATCGACCTCTGTCAATCTCCCAAGTCTGTACTCCGAAAACATCTTGCCAAGACGGGTCTTCCTCCATAGCGTCGTCGTCAAATGCAATCTGCGCTGACTCGTGAGGAATCATGTTAGGTTGTACTTTATTCCGCCAGAGCGACCTCTAACCTGAGGCGTCGTCTGAGTAGATCGTGAGGACAGGTCATCAAGAACGACGGTGGCAATGGTACGGCCATCAATGTCGACGTGGAGGATGGTGGGTCCAGAGGGCTTGCCCCTGCCACTTAGCGGAATGATCGCTTCCGGACCGGCCTCCCCGACCAGGGCCAGCGTCGGCCTTGTAGCGACACCACCAGCAGCCAAGCGTGGCACACCAATAATCCCCGACGGAGTACGGATGTCAAAGCCATTTGCAGCTCCATGGGAAGCGGTAGAGACTCCGTTGATGTTGACGACAGCGGCGCGCATCTCAACAACGGCAACATTCTGAATCAGCTTTTCCTTGTCCTTGTACGCCGCGAAGAACTTAGTGAGCGTCCCCTTGTCTGCGTGTGCAAGGGCAAAGATCTCCGGGAATGCCGCTTGTCCCTGTCCGCGAAGCTCTTCCATCAATTGCTTGGGAGCGCCCTTCTTAGTAAGAGTATCAAGCCCTCCCTGTAGAATCTTGAAGTCAGCAACCTGACGTCTGAGATCTCTCAAATACTGCTTAGCAGAGAACTGTACTCCAAGCTTCCATTTCGCGATGGGATCGTTGCTGGCATCACCCGAAGGGCCAGCCCCCAGTGTTCCGAAGGAAGAATGAAGCTGATCCACAACGCTCCGACGAATGGAGATGAATTCCTTATTGACAGAGCGCAACTGCTTTACAAGTTCCTTATTGCCCTTCTGTAGGTTTATCTGCTTGGTGATTCCAACTTTGAGTTTAGTCAGTGCTTGCAAGTCATCGGAAATGCTTGACGTAGCAGTTGCTTCGTCCACAGCACCCCGCAAGCCAGCTATGACTTTCTCACCCTTGGCCTTGGCTATGGCCGCGCGTACAGAAGACAACTGCACGTTGACGTGAGCTAGCTTCTTCTGCAGGTCAACGTTCCCCTTCTGAACAGCGAGTTGCTTCAGAATGCCTACCCTCAGCTTGCCCAAGGCATTGAGATCATCTGTCAACCACATATGAGTAGATTTGGCCTGACTAACTCCAGTCTCTAGACGAGATATGGCCTTCTTGGCCATACTCGCGCGCAAGGAAGAAATAGTATGCATGGTTTGCGTCAACTTGGACTCTTCTTGCGATAAGAACTTGATATTCTTCTCGACAGAGATCTTATCCTTCAGATATGCAGCAACTCTCTCAAGAGCTTTCAATTCTTTACGATCATCTCCAAACCTCCCTGCAACTGACAGTGAAGTTGCAAGAGCATAAGGAAGTGTGAATGACTTAGGTTTGCTCTTTTTGATCTCTGACGCAATCTGAGAAGATAGTGACTGCACTTGCCTGGCGGCTTGAGACATGTTCTGCAGGATCGTGTCGTAGATCTCTGTGCCCTTCTTGGAACGCTTCAGCTGCCTGCGGAAGAACGCCTCCTGCTCCTTAGCAACCTTGAGATCGTCCTTCAAAGAAGGTGTAATATCTGCCCAGTACTGCGCCTCAAGAAGATTCCTCGGCAAGCTCGTCCTAGGGATCGGAGGACCCTTGACGACAGGAGACTTCTTTCTCACAATTCCGCTAGGTGGTCGTAGGTCTGCTCCTGCTGCTGACGGGAGAGGTTTGGGAGGTTTGTAGGGGATGAGTGTGACTGGAGCTCCGCCTGAGCCTCGTGCTGTGATGGCGCCAGGAACATTCGCGTCCTTCCCCATCGGCTTAGTTGATGCGACGTACTTCTTACCGTTCTTCTCAAAAATCTGCTTGCCTTCCGGCGTCTTACCCGTACTCTTGGTGCCAGCGACCTCTGGTGTCTTACCTTCAGCAGCATTGTATGCCTGAATTGCAATCAGAGCAACTCCAGCAATTGACCCCAACTTCCCGATCAAGATCAAAGCCTTCATCAGCCTGCCGACCGCAACTGTTGTCGCATCAATTGTCGCTCCCAACCCAGCAACCTCTAGTTCTGTCGCTGCTATGGCGGGAGCAGCCTTCACAGGCATCAGTGCAAATGCTGTGCCAAGAGAGCGAATCGCTTTGGCGGCGAAAGCGATCGAGACAAGCAGTGGTCCTCCGATAGCAAAGACGCCAACAACAATACCAATATCTCTTTTGGCAAATGACGGCAACTTATCGAATGCCTCTGCAATAAATCCGATGGCCTTGGCCATGCCTATAGCTGCTGGAGTGAACGACTGCCCTAACTTGGTGAAGGAGGTCTGAAGTCTTGCCAGCGCCTGATCGAACTTGAAAGCTGGCGACTCCATATACACCTTAGTGTTGAGACCAAACCTCTTCTGCCCCTCTTGAATCTGCTTCAGCTTTCCATCATAAGAGGAGACGGCAGAGTCAAGAGATTGGATGAGAGTCAAGATTGCTGCTCCAGAGCGTCCGCCACCAAAGGACTGCAGAATGTCTCGAGAACCTCGCACCTTGCCAACTTGCTCCATGCCCTGTTTCAGCATGGTGAGAACATTCACCAGACCATTTGGACCCCTTAGCCTAGTTGCCATTTCTTCAGCATTGATGCCCATGTCTGCGAGAGCCTTTACAGCCTTGTCCGACGGAGCTTGCATGAGCGCAAAGGTCATCCTCAAGCGCGTACCAGCGTTCTCAGCGCTGATGCCTCGATCAGCCATGACTGCAAGAGCGGCGCCAACCTGGTCAAGAGAGAGACCGGCGTTCTTGGCGGCTGGCAAAACACCCGTCCCCAGGAAGCCTACCAGGTCTTCCATCCTGATGTTGCCGACACCGATAGTTGCTACCAACGTCCCCATGGCAGCATCAAAGTTCTGAGCTCCTCTGATCCCAGAGACAACAGCACCACCCAATGCTGTCGTGACTCCCTCCAAGTCAGCGACTCCCATCTTGGACGCGATGGCGGCTGTGCTCAGAGCCTTCATAGCGGCTGCTCCACGAAGACCAAGAGATTCCAAATGATACAGACCCTTGGCGAGCTCTGTTGGACCAGTGGCGACGGCTGGCCCGAGTTTCAGAACCTGTCCCGTGAGATTCTTGACCTCCTGCGCAGACGCTCCGGCCTGCGTCTGAATCATCAGCATCTGCTTGGTAAAGTCGACACCCATCTTTACTGCTACAGCCCCAAGAATCACCGTCGGAAGTGTGACGCTCCTAGTGAGCGTACGACCGATGTCTCCCATCGCACGCCTCTGCGCTACGGCCGCACGTTCACTCGCCGCCGCGAGACCGTCCACCTCCTTCCTGAATCTGACGGTGGCGGCGGCTGCCCCCGTAGAGCCTACGCCGTACTTCGCTGTCGAGATTGCCAGCTTGTCCTGGGCCACTGCTAGCTGCAGCGTCGACCCTGCCATGCCAGCAAATGTCGTCTTGTAGCCCGCAGCAAACTTCTCAGTCGCTGCTGCTGCGGAGCCGAGCGCAGCCTTCAGGCTGGCAGCATCACCGATGATCTCAATCGCAAGCTTACGTGCCATCAGTTCAGAACCAACCCGTCAATTTGGCTGCCTCAGCGACAGCTAGCTCAGCGACAAGAACAATCTTCTCCTCGTTCTTCTGTGCAGCTGGTACGAACGCCTTCCTGAACATCATCGGCCCGAAGTTTGGACGTTGTCTGCGTATAACGCTCGACTTTCTAATCGTCTGAACCACCCACAACCCAGATGTAAACACCTTCTCCTCAATTCCATATGCACCCTCAATGCTGATAGGTCCATATAGACCTCGTACGTCCTCTGAGATGTCCGCTCCCAACCGTATGAGGTGATCAGTCAAGCGTCCCTCTGCCTTGGAGCCCATTGTGCGCTCCGCAGCCAGAAGCTCGACGAGACCGCCGATCCGATAGGTGGTGTCTACCGAGTTGATCATCAGGATCTCAAGTAATCCTTCATCGCGATGTACTGGCCTAGCGAAAGCTCCGCTAGCTGATCCCTGTCAATCGGCAGGTGATAGTGGTATCCGACCCACGTTGTCCAAAGCAAGCTCGGGTCTGCTATGACTTCTGAGATGCTATGGCCGCATGCCCTCTCTACTTCTTCGATGAGTCCGGCGTACCCTCGTCTTCGCCCGAGGGCAGGGAGTCCAAAGGGACGAGTTTCTCATCACCCTCCTTGTCTGCCTTATCCTCGTCATCTTCTCCCTCGAAGAACTCAACATCAGACATTGAGACGTCCTCGATAAATCTGATGACCTTGCTGCGAGACCACTCTGGCTTGGCGTGCCGGACCGACGTCGCCATCATCGCAGCCAGAATAGGAGTCCTGGAGCGGTCGAAGTCGTCCTGCACCGCCTGGAAGAAGTCCTGTGGCGGGATCTCGGCAAAGTGATCGATCAACTGCAGATCCTTCACCTTGTCCGTGATGTGCCACGGAAAGAACTCAGCATCGTACTCGAATCCTCCCTCCTGCGCCTTCACCTTCTTGTCACCCTTCGCCATTTCACCCTCCTAGTTGAGTCTCACCCGCGGAGCTCCAGCCCACGGAGCCCTCGCAGGTGAGACGATCTTCAGCCCTACGGCCCGGTCGGGTCCCTCACGATGGAGTCGTTCGCGAAGAACGTCACGTCCACCTCTGAGCGAGCACCGACAGCACCCTGCATCGGCTGATAGTCGAGCAGGATCCCTTCTGCGCATGAGTACTCCGGATTGGTCGCTGAAGGAGACCCCACGAAGGGCTGAACAGCGACAGGGAACGTCGGCTGCGAGTCTGCCGTCGCCAACAGCGGGAACAGAGTCGCATCAACCTTGGCAGCCGCGAAGTCCTGCAGGAACTTGACAACGAACGAGTCGTTCCGCAGACCTCCGAGATGCTCGTGGACGCCGGTCCCCATCGTGGAGACATCGACATCGTCAGCGTTCATGTTGATCGTGACCTCTGCGACACGATCGGACAGATCGACGCTGTTGATGCTGATGACGGCATCCTTGATGATGTACTTGGACATGCACCTACCTCCTAACCAGTTGTCTCGATCTGCACAATCCACGTAGAACCAATGACCAGGTCGTTATCTCCCGGCCTCTGGAACTGTTGGTGGCCCATGCTTCGTGTCACCCTGAGATCATCAATGATGCCTCCCAAAGTGGTGTCTGATTCTATTGCCTCCTTGACCGAAGTCGAACCACTTGACTTCAGCATCTTGTCCAGCTTCATCTGGCCACCAACATCAGCAACCATTGAAACGAACACCTGTACGGCGATGAAGTTTGCGTCCCCTCCGCGCTGCATTGTGATGTCATAGTTGATCTCCGTCACACCCGCTATCTGCAGTGTAGGCGGCGTCGGAAGAGCAAGCATGTATGGCGACTGCTGCAGCCCCTGTTCCTCGCAGAGATCAGCAAGATTCGCTAGCAAAGCAGGACGGATGACGTCAAGATCAAACAACGCGCTCCCTCACAAAGTTCTCAATCAGCATCTGGATGTCCGGGTCTGTGCGGCCAATGCGCATTGCTGACCCAACATCAAGCCCGACAGTAACGATACCAAACGGAGCCTCACGCATCCTCTTGATGAGCTTGGCAGCCAGCATCTTGGCCGCTACCTCCAAGAAGCTTGGAAGCTCAGGCCAACCGAACTTCCCCTCGACTGCTGCTCCTCTGACGGCCCAGTACGGAAAGCCGTTGATTGCTCGGAAGGAGTTGAGCTTGATCTGGGTGTATGGCCTATCGTCAGCCAGAGCGTTGAATGGCCACAGAGCAAAGTCGCTACCTACTGTGAACTCCTGCTCGTGATCTCCGTCAGAGTCCTGATCGCAGAAGAGGGAGACAACCTCGATACAGTCATCGATGGTGATATTCTCACCACTTGACGGAGTGTAGTAGCGTGTTGTGACCGCGGACGTATCTCGATCAAACTTGCGATTGCAGAGCTCGTTGAGGGCATCAGACGCTGCTGTGACCGCCGGACCTAGATCGTAGTCGGCATACACAGTGCCCTGCAAAGTCAGGGTCTTCTTCAGCTCATCAACACTGGTGTATGCGCTACCACTCATGCCGATACTCCGATCGGAAGTCCATTCACAACAGGGTCACCCTCCACCATGTCCTCAACCCCGTGAAGAGTTCTTGCCTTGTAGTAGCCATCCTGCGACATCCTGCGCACCATAGCGCGATCCTTGGAGCGGTGATAGACAACGAGGTCAGCATTGAGATCGCAAATCTCCTCCACGCCGTCGCTAGAGTGACGCACCCAGCGGCGCTCCTTGATGCCAGGGCGAGTCGGGAACTCACGAGAGAGGATCCAGTGCTGCGGACCATACATCAGAGACGGGTGCCAGCGATAGATGTCGCGCGTACGGCTCGTGCTCTCTGTGGCGTAGTCGTCATCTCGCACAATGCGAGCCATCTCTGGATCGGAGAACATGTCCTCCACTTGGAGGAATGTGTAGCTCGCGATGAGAGCCTTGGTCTTCTCTAGCCTGCCCCTAACGCGAATCGGATCAACCTTGAAGACATGGCAATCAGCATCAAACACGATGATCCAGTCTCCCTCTTCCAGGAAAGGAGCGGCCAACTTGAGGGTGAGGTTGCGCTTCTCAACCTCGTTTCCGAAGAACAGCTTGTTGGGGCGATGCACAAGACATCCCACACCAGCAGACTCAGCCGCCATCAAGACAGCTTCCGCCTGCTGCGGATGTGAGCACGGTCGCGCTCCGGGAAGAAGAGCGTATGCCCCGTCGACGGCGACGATCTGGTCACATACGCGCGCGAAGCCCGTTACAGCCGTCGCAAGCCAGTGCGGGACCTCATCGTACCAGCTCAAGATTCCAACTATTTTCATCTCAGGACCAGCCCGTTCGCGGGCACCAATGTCACAAAGGGATCAATCTGTCCCACGAGCACCTTGTCGTCGTCCGGATGGTTGGTGTGCCGCCATTCGTTGCGCCAGTGGTAGCAGAACGCTTCCCGCACGGCGTATACCGGCACCCTGTCGTTCTGAAGCCTACGAGACAGATGGAAGTCAGATGCGTATCCGGTGCTTCTGTCTCCGTCTGTGAAACATCCGAAGGGGTACTTGCGCCACATCTCTCTACTCATGCCTGTAGCACTCATTCCGACAAACCACGTAGGCACAAGCGGCTCTGGCCATGAAACAACCTCTCGGAACTGCCGGAAGTCGTAGGCGTCGACCGTCGGGTGCGTATCCCGCAGAGGGCCAGACGTCACATTGACTGTCCAGTCCGTGTGCGAACGCTGACTGTATCCGGTAGCCACCTCGCAACCGCCATCGAGCGCAGCAACGATCGCTTCCAGAGCTGGTGCGCGCAGGATGGCGTCGTCGCTGATGCAGAGGTAGTTGTCGAAGTGGCTCTCCTCGATAGCCCAAGAGAAGACGCTCTCTGCAAGCTCAGCCTCCGAATAGCCAGTCAGCCAGAGCTTAGCAATGTCCAGATCGGCGATAGCGTTCTTCGCCACACGTACATCGCGCGGGTTCAGAATCACAAGACAGTTATTGCTCACGGTTTGACTGCCTCTCGCTCGCGCATCGCCGATGCTTCCTCTGCGGGAAGAAACCACCACTCCGCATGAAGATTGATTTGTACAGCTATCCTCGAGGAAAGGAAAGCCTCTGGCGAGAGACGGAACATCCCACGAGAGTCAGCAATATACTTTCCCTCCCACCGCGAACCCATTGCATGCTCGAGACCAACGTAGTCCCGCCAGAGAGCGCTGCGCGGCGGGGCATGGAAGCTGACCCTTGCGCCGCTGATGTACTTCCGAACAAACCTGCTCTGGATCTCGAACTGTCTTCGCACGTACATCGCTGGTACATACGCTTCCCGCTCAAGCATGAGGTCAATGTGGAACCCAAGCTCGTGTCCGAGGCTGCGGCAGAACTCAACCGTCCCCACAAACTCGTCTGAGGATGTGTCGTAGTCCTCGCCAATGGAGCGGAAGTAGTAGGTCGACTTGATCCCATTCTGATTCTCGAGGTACGCCATCTGCCTCGCACAGCTGAGATTGTAGTCAACGTCGTGACGCCAGAACACATCGTCGTGAGAGGACTGCCACAGAGTGAGCAGGCGCTCCTGGCTGAAGTCCTGCGACGGCCACTCCTGGGGTATAGAGACGGCCATCATCTGAACCTCCGCGCCGGAACGCCTGCCCACGTCTCGCCCTCGGGGATGGGTTTCACCACGACTGCTCCCAGTCCCACGTGGGCATCATCGCCGACAGACACCCAGTCGCGAATGGCTGCGCAAGGGGATACGACGCAGCGGTCGCCAATCTGGGCGCTACCGGCGATCATCGATAGCGCAATGATCTGACAGTCCTTTCCGATCTCGACGTTGTGAGCGATGTGAACCAGGTTGTCAACCATGGTGCCGTCGCCAATGCGGGTCGGACGGTGGCGCCCTTGATCGATGCAAGCGTTCGCACCGATATGCACACGATTGCCTATGATGACGCCTTGCTTGTGCTCACGATAGAGGTTCTCCCCCTCGAGACCGCGCTCGTAGCCGAAGCCAGGCTGCCCGATACAAACGCCAGGGCCAATGACGCAATCCTCTCCAATCACAACGTCTGGCCCAATGTACACATTTGGGAAGAGAATCGTCGACGGCCTAATTTGAGCGCTCTCGTGAATGTACCACCCACGTCCGCTCAGGAAGCAATCAGAGGCATCAAACATCTCACCCCTGACATCTGTTGATAGAAACGCAGACATCAGGCCAGCACCGGCCTCAAGCAATGCTCGGCAGCAGCCAAAGCAGATGTCACATTTACAGCCATTGTGCGCTGCGATTCCAGGTCTTCCCCCACTAGCTGCGAGCACATCCTGACGAAGTCATAAGCCTCTGCCAGAAGAGGTTCCTGCATGTCTGCGGAGATCTTCTTTCCCGCAAGCTCGCCGATATTGGTATGGACCTCGAACTTGCGCTCCTTCTCCTGGCTCAACCAATCGAGCTCGATATTAGCCGTAGAGGAGCCTGCCTCCAGAACAACCTTGACGCGGTGCTGGTTGCCCTCTGCGGACACGGATGTGATGTCGCCGATGAGGTCGATGGCAGCAGCGAAGTCGTGTGGCCCCAGCCCCCAAAGAACAGAGTGGTCTGAGAGGCTCGGCCTCAAAGTGCGGCGGTGAGCATCAACATGCACGCGCCACGGGCCATGCATCTCAGCGGCTTTGTAGTCGTACTGCATCTCCTGGCTCACTTTGCGATCCTTGCAGTTCTTGTGGTGGCTGGTGTAGAGCGAGAGGTGACCGATCATCAGCACCAAACCGTTCTCCTCGGCCTCCTCACAGAGTTCTTCCGCCTCGTCGCTGCGGAGAACAAACGGCTTCTCGCACAGGACATGCTTGCCCGCCGCCAGAGCATCTGCCACGATACCAGAGTGTGTGCTCGCCGGTGTAGCCACCCAGATGGCGTCACAGTTAGCAATAGCGACGTCTGCTTCTGTCGCTACCCTCGTGCCCCAAGAGCCCCACTCGCTTAGAGCGGCTGAGCAGCGCTCGGGATCTGGATCAGAGATGACGGCCAGGTCGGCTACGCGCGCAATGTTACGGGCGACATACCCCGCACCCCAGCGCCCGTAGCCCACCAGACCAATCTTCACCGCGACGGCCCTCGTTCTCGCTTCGAGCGAGCGCTGCCGGAGATGATGGACATCTGTTCGTTTGCGATGCGAACATTCCGACGAGCACCATCGATCTCCTGACTCAGACGACGAACCTCGTCCTTGTCGTCGCGCTCTTCTGCCGAGACAAGCGCCTCTTCCCACGAGGCGATAGCCCTCTCGGAGCCCTCGATCTCATGAGCGAGAGCTCCCAGCTGAACCTCAGCCTCCTGCGTTGACATTGCCATATTGACCTTCCTCCTTCTTAGTTGTGTTTCGCCCTGTGACGAGACGGCTACGAAGCCGCCGCACTCCTGACCGCCATGATCAGGTCTTCCTTACGACTGTACAAGCTGACATCGAAGCCCTTGGCTGTAGCGTACTCGTCCCACGCCACACGCGTGTCGCTGTCCTCAGGACAGTCGTAGTCGTCGTCATCCTCGTCCTCAACGACGACTTCCTTTTCTTCCTCAACGACGACTTCCTCTTCCACTCCCTCCTGCAGAACTTGCAGCTGATCCTCAGCGGCCTCCAGACCCTTCTGGAGCCTGCGAGCGAGAACATCGTCGCCAGACTCCCAAGCGGCA